GAACGGGCCTCTGGCTCAGGCGTTGGGAACAGCAGTTGAGGCGGGGGTTGCACAGGCGTTTAGCACACAGGCAAGGTATTCAGGGACGAGTCCATTGGTTGCTGTTGGGGCAGATGTGGCGAAAGTTTCTGTAGCTAACGGACCTGTATTGGTTGGTATCTTGAAGCAGACCCTAGCGGCGGTAATGGGAGTTGGCCCGGCATACGGGATGATGGCGACAGGACTGGGGATCGGGGTAGCAGCCCTGCTCTTGACCGGAACTGGATCAGGAACGGTTACAGGAACGCCGGTAGTTCCGGCGGCTCCCGCAACCGGAGCGACAACCTCAGTGGTGATATAGATGGGCGTCAGATTCACAGGACACGTACTCAGGGGGGCTAGGATTGCCCCTAGTAACTCGATTACCACGGGTGAGCCTAATACCGGCGTGGTGCGGTTTCCGATTGCTGTTCCAGACGCTTATACGTTGGATGCTCCTGCTTTCGTAGACCCCGCAGCGGATCAGTATCGGGCAGCTATCATCCAAGGACCGGGGACTACCCCGACTGAGTATCTCGTTTGGGCAGAGAATTCCTCACAGTTGGCATTGCTTGACGGCGACATCTGGTGGACAGAGGACGGTGCTGGGGCGATCCCTACAGGAACTATCGTTGTTACCGATGATGACCCGCCAGAGGTTGAGGGGGATGTTGACCCTCCGCCTACTTATGGGACGGACCGGATCATAGTCACAGATAACGGCGGTAGGAACGTCTCCAACATCATCGTCATTGTAGTTGCCCGAGGGGACGTGGACTATGACGATGATGGCTGGAAGGATAGCGACGAAGAGAGCGTGCTCCCTAGTTCATGGGCTGGCCAACCTCGATTGGGTTCTACCCCTTACATCACGTTGGAGATCAGTGCCGCACAACAGGTGCCCTCTGCTGGGCTTGTCTACCTAACGGGAGCCCAGAAGACAGAATTGGGTGGGGGCGTGTCGTTGGATCGGGGTGATTCGATTGTTTCTGTCCGGTACACAGCGGCCCCGGCTCGGTTCTGGTGGAGCCGCAATGACAGGTATGAGACACGGTTTGGGTGGCATGGAAAGAACCAACGGTGGCAGCCGTACAAGGGTTCCGGGGCGGTCAATGTAGGCACGTTGGAGTTTGGTATCACCTACAAGCTGGCACCTCCGGTGAGAAATCTCCCGGTGGGTGCATATTTGCCGGGCGACTCCGCAGTTCCCGATTCCTACAGCATGCTCCGGGTAGGGACGGATGCTGGAGCGACAGGGGTTCCGGTTGATAACGTCCGGGTCAAGAATAATGCTGAGTTGGAAGACTTCGATTTCTCCTCCGAGCCGGTCCTTAATGCTGTGATGGGTCAGAGTAACGGTGAGGTCAAATTCAACCCTTCATTTGTCCAACTACATGCGGGCAAGACCCTCTGGTTCAGCTACAGCGGGTTCCAAGAAGATTCCGAGGGTGCCATCGGACCTCTCCGGCAAGCGGACCTGACACCACCATTCATTGCCCCGATACCTGGGCCAACCGATTATCCCTTCATCCGGTTGGGGTCACGCCGCCCATTGCAACCAACACTGGTAGCGGATGAAGCAGCATTAGAAGCAGCTACGGCCCCGGCGTCCGGTTCTGTCATTGTCGCTTTGTCTACTGGGCGACTCCGGTTGTCCCTGGATGATGTGCGGAAGGCGGACCCGGACCGGACAGATGACTTCGATAAGAACTATCTAGGTGAGAACGTCTATTACGAAGGGGTTGCTCTGAACGCTGTGCCCCAGTCTGTCCGCCCGGCGGTACAACTGTTGGACGGTGACGGAGATCCCGGAGTTGCCAACAGTAGTGTCCTGTATGTCCCTGACGGTGAATATCTCCCCTCAGAGTTTGTGGCAGATGACCCGTGGCGGGGCCTGGGTGTGTCAGGAATTCTGGATGTACCCGATGGCACGGGCGCACTTCCGGTCCTCCCTGGGGTTGCTGCCAGTGTGCGGGCTGGGGGCGACACGTTGTCTTCAGCTTCAACAGGGCGTGTACGTCAGGTCAGTGACGGGGTGGGAGACACCATCCTCTTCACCCGGAAGGGTGCTATCGAGACTATCATTGAGGAGGCGACAGACGAGGATCTCCCGTCTATGGGGTTCCAGGTGGCCTCAAGTAAGGCTTATGTTGCCAAGGAGAGGGGCACTCACGGGTCAAGAGTGGTTATCGGGAAGAAGGACCGGAAACGGTTCGGTTCTAGCCCCATATACTTCCTTCAGGCTTCATTGGTGCCCGCCATGTACACCTTGGAAGCCGAGATGTTCTCCCGGAATAGGGAGATCTTCCGGTTCGAGGGCACCGAGACGTTGTACTTTGCTGTTGACGGGGTCTCCTACACATGGACCCCAGCAACTTTGGTAGCAGGTGGGCTCACCGCAACCTTCTTTACCGCTGCAGAGGTAGCAGCATCCCTCAATACGGACAGCACGCCAGCAGGCACGTTTGCAAGGGAGCAGAGCGGACGCATCTGCCTGTACGGGACGACCTCGGTAGAGATCGGGTTCGGGACAGAGGATGAAAAGGATTTGACCGGCAGTGCTATCCTTGGGTTCCCGCCCGGTTGGCGGGCGGTAGCTGATGTTTCCAACTGGATGCCCGACTCAGGGATCTCGTTGGGGTTGACCCGCAGCCCGGTGAATCTCGACCGGAGTCAATCGGACCCCGATTTCAAAGCGGACGTTCGGGTTGAGGACATGCTGCTGGTTGACAGCGTGCAAGAGTCACCCTTTGTGTTTATGAATCAGCCCCCATTACAAGACGTTGCTGGGGTTGATGACAACGTGTTCTTCAACATCACTTCCATTGTCCTTGAGAACCTGACCCTCCGGGTGATCCAGCAACCTCTGAGACATTACGAGGACATCATCCATCGGTTCGGACAGAGCAAGTTTGATTGGATCGAGCGGGGGGTCATTGTCAGTTCCATTGACCAGCCTACGACGACCCTAACGCTGGGTACCCCGAATGTGGTGTTGGAATCCTTGATGGCAGCCCCAGGGATCGGCGGTGGTCTTTACATCAGCGATGACACGGGCAGTTTGGAGTTCCAGGATCCCGATACTGCTTTTGTATTGCCGCAAGATGGAATCCCCGGAAGTGTCACACTGGTCGAGAGATACGGGGACCGTGTGACATATGGCGGAATGGGGACATGTATCACCGGAGGAGTGGCATTTGTAGACCTGACAGCGAACTTCCAATCCGAGCTTGACCCCGTGTTGCCGGGCCATCGGCTCAAGATTGCGTCCGGGGACAACGCCGGGTCATACAAAGTGGACAGCGTTACGCCCACTACATTAGGGGTTACACCACCTTTCCTGAGTACTACGGTGCGTCCGGTTGCTTGGGAGGTGTTCCGGGGCTACACCGATGCTGTTTACGACCCTTCGCTGGTTGCGGACATTTCCTACAAGAGTTTTGACCACCTGCAAGAGGAGCCTTTCAAGGTACGTTTGCTGCATTCGGTTGGGACGGTTGGGTCCATGATAGATGCCGAGGTAGAGGGTGCTGTTGCCAGCGGTCGGATAGTCACGTTACGGTTCGGCCTGGTAGCCCCCACGTCGTCCACTGTCGCTACTTTAGAAGCTCTGGGCACCCAAGCGTTAGGTCCGGTAGCAAACGGCGTACTGGACGTGCCTGATACAGCCTCGGATAGATTCTCGGAGCAGGCTTTCAGTATTCAGGTGGGACCATCAGAATACAGCGGTGCGAATGTTGTAGGGGTTACGGAGTTCAGTGCCGACCCGGTCTGGATCGAATACCTCACAGAGAATGGTGTAGAGAACGATGTCGCTGTCCCCAAGGGACGGTTGAAGTTTGGGTCTACCCTCATCAGCCAGTATGGGTACGCCCCCGTGACCTACCGGGAATTGTTCCTCGCTCCGGCGTCGCTGACAGCAGGACAGGCCGAGTTCAATCCGGTCACAGGGGCTTTGAATATCTCCAGTGCTGATGCAACCACTCACGCCGGGAAGCGGCTCTACTTTGTGGAGCAGTTGATAACTGAGGGTGAGCAGGACGTTGCCATCAACCCTCAACTGGGAGCCTTTGCCCCCAATGTACCGATACCTCCGGGCACAGTAGCCGAAGTAGAGTACTGGACAGCGGATTTGGAGGGGCGGCGCATCGAAGGGTTGGTTACCGAGTTCCTTTCCGTGTTTATCCAGCGTGAGGATGCAACCCGTGAGAAAGAGAACATCTACAGATTCAATCCTGATGGAATGACTGTAGACGAACGGATTGACCCGACCGTTTGGATCGGGGCTATGATGCAGAACTTCGGTCAGACCGACTACATCGTTGACTACCCCGAGGGTGCCACCGGAGAGGGACGCATCACTTTTGTAGGGAAGATCGTTGCGGAGAGTGATCCCGTTCAAGTGACCTATGCTGTATTTGAGGCACAGGGGGGTGAACGGACATTTGAGGCGAGTCAGAAGCCTGTGTACCGACCTCCGTTCTTTATCAAGGTGAACCAACCTCAGTTCGGATTGCGGGGCGACCGGGAGGCAGAGTTCCTACCGGGCCAGTTGATCCGTCTAGGTGAGGATTGCTTCTACATCAGGAGTCTCAAGTATTATCCTGCAACGGACACAGGCGGGGACGTGACAGCGGTTCGTATCTTCCCTTCTACCGTAGGTGAAGTTGGCAGCCGGTCGCCGGGGAATGATGTATTGCGGTTGATCTCGGATCAGCCTGTGACAACTGTAGTAGACCCGGACGGCACGACCCCGGTGGCTACGACAGCCCCCGCAGGGTTCATGTCTACCATCGATTGTACAGTGTTCCCGTTTGAGCCTGTGAGTCAGGGGCAGAAGACTGTCGTTTTCAAAGGTGACCTGACTCAGTTTGCAGTGCCAGGCCACATTCTGGAGATTGCTGGGTGCCCCCACACGATTGCGGATACAAAACAGTCCGAGGATGGTTCCCGAACGCTGATTACTGTGACAGGGGGCTTTGTCCGGGGCTACGACGTGTTAGAAGAGCCCACCATCAAACTCTCCTACCGGCCCCTGTACCCGCCGAACACACGGGACTTCGTGGGCTGCGGACCCATGTTGGAGTCAGAGAACATCGAGTTGGTTCTGTTTGGTGAAACCAATTCTGCAGGGGTGGAGACCCCTGGGCGGACACTGGTTACTGGAGTCGAGTATTTTGCCGACCCGACCTCGGGGGCAGTCAATCTGTTGAGTCCTGCTCAATCAGCACTAGGGGACGGCCAGTTCCTTTCCTTATCCTTCACCAGGGTAAGAATGGAACAGCCCTACATGAAGAATGGGGCTTTGATTCAACCCTCTTACAATGCCGATTACCTCTACAACACGCTCCCCAACACGGATAACGGATTCCTGAAGGCACAGGTTACAGCGACCTACACCTTCCACAGTCCTGACAGCTTCTACTTCCGGGCGGTTTCTCTGCAGCAGTTCCTGGGCGAGGCTACACAGGAAGCGGTGGCTGAGATTACAAGTAAGACTCCGGCGGGCGGCGCAGTCAGAGGCTTGCCTGCTTCTGAGAACTGGCAGCAAGGACGGTTCGGGATACTGGGGGAACGTAAGCACCTGGTAGATAAAGACCGAGCGGCTCGTGCTTTCTTGTCCTTCTACAATGATAGCATTGTGATGTTCGAGCAGGTGAAGGAAGCCATTTCGGGTGGCATTGTAGGTGACCGGGATGGGAAGTTCCGATTCTGGGTTGGTCATGACCGGGCCTACCCGACACCGGGTTATGAGGATGAGATTACGGGCGTACTGGCTCCCCGGAACATCTGGGCCGATGTGTTCCTGTCTCACCTTTACAAGACGCTTCACATTGATGCAGATGATTACGTGACGACGCCTTTCTCGGCAAGCCTCTCCAACGCTAAGATTACCGGAACGATCCCGGACACGGATTATCTGGAGACCCTGCTGACAGAACAGGGTGCGATGGTTCAGAATGACATCGATGACATTGCGATGCTCCGCCTGGGCAAAACCACTTTCACTTTCACCCCAACGCCTCCCTTCTTCTTGTTCAAGGCTAAGGGTGTGTTTGCTTCAATGGGGTCCGAGCACCGCTTCTCACGATTGTTCCCTACCTTGAGCCGGGCGTTCATCCGGTTGTTACCGGGCGTTGGAGCCGAGATTGATGTTGGGGACGGGTTTGATCCGGGTGTTTACACCGCAGGCAGGGAGATTGACGGCAAAGATGCCAAGACCCGATGGAAGCAGATAGGTCAGTTGAGTAACCCCGTGTTGGGTGAGATCGATGGGGTCAAGACTGCGGCCCTTCAGGTCCGTCGGGCGAGGGGCCGTATCTGGGGTTACTTCCCGGATGGGATCCCGGCGGGAGCTTTTCTGGATGGGATCTCCGCAGCGATCATCGAACCTTGTGTCATTGCGTTCCCGACGTTGCTGGGAGAGGTGCCTATCAATCCCAACACGGGATTCCCGGATGAGTCCAAGCTTATGTCCGATGATGGACAACTGGGTTGGGTTCCTGATGCGACAGCGGGAGACCCTGTGTTGGCTATCCCAGGGTTCGGTGAGGGTGACCAAGTAGCATGGGGTCAACCGGATGGGACAACCTACAAAGCCGTGACAGGTGCTCCGTTCCCGATGTTTGGGACAACGATGTTGACGAGTGCCTTTGTCAATGACGTTCAGCACGGGTGCGTAATCCGGTTCAAGGATTTCTTGGGGAATCTGGTAGAGAATCCTGATCTCTTGATGGTTGCTACCGAGACGGCAGCCGGGGTGCCCGCACACGAGTTCCCGATCAGTCGGGGTGACACCCTCTATGCGGTTGCCCGGACAGGTTACCGTCCTTCCAGCATGGAAGACGAACCGGAACTGACAGACACACCGACGTTTGAGACATACTCACAGATGGCTTCAGGGTTGGACACCTATCGGGAGAACTTTGACCTCGACGTCAAGAAGGACGGGCGTGTTGTAGACAAGACCCTTTGGTCCTGGAACGACCCCAACTTCTTTGGCTTGAAAGAATTGTTCGGACAGAACCCCCCGACCCCCATGAGTGCTCTTGAAGGTCCGGTGGAGTTTGTTTACGGGCTTCAGAACCCTCTTATAATCCCGGCACTTGAGGGCTTGTACCAGAATGACTCCGGTGACTACACACTCCCGTACTTGAAATCCGGGGTGACGGAGATGGATCGGTTTGATCAGATCTCCGCCGGGTTGTCTGAAGTAATCAGTTCTGAGTCCGCTGGGGATGAGTCGGTCTACCCGGATGAGTTCCTGGGTGACGACGGCACGGTCGTTGGTTCCGGGGTGTCCCCCGCAGCTTTGACGACAGCGGTTGATGTGTTGCCGGGGGCGTCCCTGGGCGTGAACGACGCTCGTCCCTTTGATTTCTTGCTAGTACAGGCCCCCGCTGCGGGTCAGGACGCTTCTTTCACAGGTGAGGGGGGCTTGACACTAGGGCCGCATGGTATCTGGTCTGTAGGGGCTGTGACGGCGGCAGAGGGTGGCCCATCTGTTGTAGAACCACCGAGGTTCATTACCCACAGCCGGGCACCGCAAGCTGGTTCCACAGATACCGGGGACGCTATCCGGTACACGTTGGATAATGCCATCGTGCATCTTTACGGGGCGGCATACCCGCCAACCCCACAGGGTGAGGACGTATCAGGTGTCCAAGTCTATGAGCGGGCTGCCGGTGTCACTGTGTTGGATTTGACCTCGACTCCGATAGCTTTGAACAACGGGGAGACCCTCGGCACAGGTAACCTCAATGATATTGATGCAGACGGGGCCAGTATCACAATCCGTTTCATTGCATACCCGGATAACCTGGTTGAGTTTGGTCCCGCCGGGGCGGACCCGTTGCCGTCTGCTACCGGAGGCGTTGAGGCACTCCGTATCCGTATCACGGATGGGTTGTTAGAGTTGTGGACCTATCAGGATGATCCCGATGGTGCTCCTTCCTTTAGTGGTGCGATAGGTGCAGCAGTTCAATGGGGCGTGAAAGAAGCGGCGGACCCTGCTCCGGGCAGCGTTCTGGGCTACCGTAAGATCATCATTCCTTTGACCGGGTTTATGCCCTGGGTACCCGATGTCCTGCCTCCAGGCTGGGCCTTGAACAAGTGGTTCCTCCCATATGAAATGAATGTAGCGGACTATGAGATGCTCTACCCGATGGAAGTTGTCATCGATGTAGATGCACAGGACGGGAAATTGTCCAACCGAGGTTGGGTCAGTGAGGACCGCCTGACGTTCAATGAGATTTACGACCTGCGGTATGCCAAGGAGAGGGGTGCAACTCATCCTTTGACGGACCTCTCGCTGGAGACCCAGTTAGTTGTGTACGGGACACAGACAGGCTTGACGGCGGGTACCGAAGTGTGGAGTGAGGCTAACAAGTACGTCAACGGTCTGTCCGGTGCCAATCCTATCCCGTTCACATTTGTACCCCGTGATTCTGTAGTTGGTGTCTGGGCTGTTAGGGACGGGGACACGACGGAACGGGGTTCCTTGAAAGTGATGGCGTTTGAAGGTTGGGGTGATGATCCTCTGACAGCAGAGGATGTGACCTTCTCGGTTGTACCTTCCAGTGACTATGCGACGGACGGGGCGGCTCCAATCCTTCTCGGTACAGGACTGATGGGCAGCCAGTTCAACACCAGTATGACGGCAGCCGAACGTGAGAGCACAGATAACCGTATCAAGTTGGTTGGACCTGTTGTTGGTGATGTTGAGGATGTAGTGGCGGGTGATGTTGCTGTTGTCACGGGGTCATCGAACTCGGACCACCCAGGTTCCTTACACATCGGGACGTACCTGGTCCGTCATGGGGTCACGGCGAATGAAGACCCCCTTGTGGGTGAGTTCCGTTTGGTCAGTCCATTGTCCAAGATTGATAGCACCTCTGATTGGTGTCAGGTCTCCTTCCCGGAGGTTCTCTCTTATGACTCTGGTGAGAGCAAGCTGACCATCAGCCACCTAGCCCCCGCTGGGTCTTTGGCGAGTGGGTTTGCGCCCGCCGGGGCCGGGACTCGAATCTATGTGCTAGTGAACTATCCCAAGTTGGCATCCGGGACAGAGTTGATCTTCCGGCGGGCGGTCATCAGTGCCTTGTATACGGAGATCGAGACTGGGCCGAACGGTGAAGGGATCTTCACTGTCTCCGATTGGAAGGATGCCAAGGGTGAGGCCCCGGAGGTAGGTGAAGACTACTACACAGATTTCGAGGCTCTCTTAGAAGCGGGGCAGCCTATCTCCGGGATGATCTACCTCCCTGTTGTGATGGGTGGTTCCAACTACGGGTTGCCGGACAATAACACGGTGGGTTGGGATAGCGTGGTTGCGGGCAAGGAAGCTGTCTACGGTTGGCGACGTCTGACCTTGAATCCACCTCTGGTACTACGGAACTTCGCTGCTGATGCGGATAAGGCATTGCCTCTACAGTTTAACGTCGCAGGCGCACTGGGTGACGCAGACGGGGGCATCGTCAAGGTAGGGGCCGCAGGCAACATCACGCCGGTAGTAGCGACTCCTGAAATCAGCAATGAGTTCTACAGTGACCCCACGACCCCTGTTTATCACTGGGTGACCGAGCGGCTGGATGTATCCCAGTTGTCCGATGCTCAGTGGGACAAGTTGAATGTACCGACGGGGTCTGCTGGTGCCGGTGCTGGATTGGTCAACTGTGTGTTGCCCCGTTCAGAGTTCCGATGTACCTCCTACGATGATGCAGGAACACCTCTCTTGCAGCCAGGGTTCCTAGCCCAGGCTGGAGTGTTCCTTGAGCCCTCGGTGCCGAGAGCGGTTGCTGACCGGGGGCAAAACTTCGTTCATGTGGTTGATCAGGATCACAACAATATACCTGATCCCACGGCACTGGATGACTGGGACCGGGTAATAGGGGCACGGGAAGCGAACGACTACAACCCTAGTGCAGCGGTAGCGGACCCGGAGACGGTATCTTTCACGATCCGCCGCATCCGACGGTTCCATGATGTTGCTCAGGTTGAACAGAATCTGAAGCCTCTCCGCTTTGCCTATGAGATACGGCGGGGCTTCATTACAGGTTATGTCCAGGACAACAAACAGACTGCCATTGTGACGGCACAGTCCTTTACGATGAACTGGGAGGCTACCAAACCTGCGGGGGCACCCAAGGCAAACGACGCTTGGGCAGACGGGTTGACCTACACAGGGACGAACCTTGGTCCCTTTGATGACCCGGACGTGAATATCCATCCCGGCGATATGTTCCGATTGCTGGATGAGAACGGACTCATGGTTGAAGAAGCTCGTATTGTGACGGTGCTGGGACCGAACCAGATGAAGCTGGCGGTACCTGGGTTGGCTTTGTACGAGGCCGGTACCGTTTGCCGGTTTGAAATATGGTTACGGCAAGCACCCGTGCCCCACGAGCAGTCCAACGAGAAGTTGTTGGATCTCATCTCGGACTCGGAAGTTACCCGCACAGATGCGGCTTGGGGTGAAGCGTCTGAGACCGGGGGTTACACCCTACAGGTCACGGGGGAACTCACTTACGACGACTGTGTGAACAAACTCTATGATGATCAGAAGGCACCTGGAACGGATGGACAGACCTTCGGGGCGTTAGGCGTTCGGGCGGGTGACATCATTGTGGTAGACCCTGTGGGCGTTATTCCACAGAAGGGTGGGTTGCCGCTGGTTCAGGAGGTAGGGGTAAGGCCACTAGGGGATGAGGCTGTACCAGGGCGCACTGATTGGGATGCCAACTCAGTGTACACGGCTGGGGAACCCAACCCGTTGGATGATAACCGAGGGTTCTATCGAGTCCTGTCTATTGTAGACACGGAGATCCCGCCGTACCTGATTGTGGACCCTGTAACAGAGTTCACAGGGACAGCGGCGGCTCCGGTGACGTTTGATCCTACCGACTCGACTCGTGAGTATGCTGTGTACCCCACGGTGAACGACTCCTCCTTGTCCGAGGATGACACAGAGGGGCAGATGGACCTCCGGCCTACACGGGCCAGGAACCCCGTTACAGGGTCATTCAAGAATTACGATGAGGGGTTGAGCAACCATTCGGTCCGTCCCTTCTCCTACCGGGTTATTCGGCCCTCAGCTTTGTTCGAGGATGAATCCATCGACCTGGTGTTGTCTACCCGTGAACGGATGCAGAGTCTCATTGAGTTCATTTTGAGAATCAGCCGAGCGAAAGGTGGGTCATACTTCATCTTCCAACGTGACGTGCATATCGGTGAACTGGGAGACCCCACAGATGCGGAGCTTGGTCTGGGGGTGATGTCCAACGATTTCCTGGAGATGGTTATGGGCCGGGTAGAGGTAATGCCTTACGCCAACAACTCCGGGTGTATGTCGGTACTTGACCGGAGATTCTGGGTACTTGACCAGCGGTTGGACTCCTTGACCTATGATGCTGTTACGCATGGGATGAAGAAATCTACGCCGGGTGATCCTACCTACACAGCCTATACGGATGACACTGGTGGGTTGGTACGTCCGGTGCTCCCGGATCTCATTGACGGGGTGTTGGACCACGACGAGCGGTTCCGGGCTGTCCGGTATGTTTGGTTGTCTTACCGGGTGCATACGGTACTGGGCACTCTAGCTGCTATTCAGCGATTCGATGATGAGTTACCCGCCCGCCTTGCTGAACGTGAGCAGTTGTTGTTGCAGTTGAAGTCGACGGAGGACGTTTGATGATTGAGGATACCAAAAAGATGTCCCCGGAAGAGGTGCGGAAGGCTTTGAAGGACATGGGGATTGATATAGATGGTTGGGGGGACGTTGAAAGCCATTCTGCTCAACCCGAGTTCTTACAGCGTCAGGGGCGTACCCTCGTTAAGCTCCGTGATATTCTGACGTCGGTAGTGGCTAAGGACCAATCTGATGTAGCCCGGTTGCGTGAACAACTCGCCCGGCTTCAGCACGGCGGGGGGTCATAATGTCAGACGACTGGGGAACAATCACGTTTGATGTGCCCGATATTTTGGAGGACACCCGAGATTTCATCAACAGTGTCGCCGAGTTCCTGGTCACGATGCTGGATATTGCGTTGATGGCACTGGAGTTTGCCAAGGTATTCCTGGTTGGCTTGCTCGACCCCATTGCAGCATTGATCCAACTTATCGTGGATGAACTCAAGGCATTACTCCGTGATCTCCGGCAGATGGGGTTGTATATGACCGGGGATTGGGGGCTGCTGACGTACCCCTATGATGATCTGTTGGGTGGATTTGCTGAGTACGAGCGGCGTATGATTGCTCGGCTGACAGACAGGACGGACCCCTCTCGCCCTGACCTGTCCGGTAAGACCTCTATCCTGTCCATCTTTTTCTACCTCTCGGTGGACATCTCAGACATCCAGCGGCTGATCAAGTTCCTTAAGCAATTAGTCAAGTATTTCAATCAGTCCTACGACAATGCCAGCGGCTATCCTATCTGTCAGGTCACTGACGTTCTGTACGGGGCCAGTGCTGCTACCATTATGCAGGCGCAGGACATCGCCAGCTTCTTTACTACAGAATCAACTCCTCCGCCCATCTCGTTGGTCAAGTGGGGGGTTCAGTCCCCAACCCAGCGTTCCCCTTTCAATCCGTTCCCACCTGGTCCTCCCGGTGGGTTCATCGTGACGGTCTCCACTGTTCAGGACGGGATTCAGCTTGTCTATGACCGCCCCTCCTCTACCGGGGGCATGAAGCCCGCTCCGTCTGGGCCAGGTCAGGTACAAGGGCGTGAATACGGGATGGTCAAAGATAGCGTCGGCAAGCCTGTAGTCATTATGGGTGGCGATGAGATGTTGGACGACCTTGCCCCTATGATGCAGTACAACTTTGGCCTTGAGAGTGACGGGACAATCAAACCGGGTGCTGTCCGGGTTTACGGGCTGGTTCCCAGTACCAAGACAATGATCCCGTTAGACCAGCTCAAACAGGGTGACAACTACTACTTCCAGCGGACGTTCTATGTGTCGCCAGCGCAAGCTGGAGCAGCTTGGTTTACGGGTGAATATTCAGTCCTGTTGAAACAGGAGGAAATGCCCCGTGCCGGGCATGTCGTAACTAACTCGGACGGGACGTTGACTATTGAAGACGATGGTGTCCCAGCGGTCTTGTACGTCCGGGTAGCGTGCTGTGCTAAGAACATCGCTGACACTGAGGTTTTCCAGTACTCGTTCGATCCAGCGGGCAAGGACGTAGTGGGGGACAACATCATCGCTTTGAACCTGGGTGCCCTACCTACGGATAAGCCTGCACCGACGGAACTGGGGGATTGGAGTGCGCCCCGTCAGGTTGTGTTCCCGAACGCCAACACGAAGGCATATCTGGAGGCTCTCAAGACAGCATTGATGGTGTTGGTGTTGAGCCGCCCGGACCTGACCCCACTGGACACACTGGCCGAGACGTTTTCCGCTGAAGACCTTGCCCGGATACAAGCTAATAAGTGGCTGATACCTCAGTTGGCGTTAGAAAGATGCGGGCTGGAGAAGTTCGTGCATCTGGCGGATTTAGTTGTAGGGGGTGATTACACGGAATGGGTGCAGTCCTATGAGGACTCAGACCCGATGGAATGGCGGAAATCCCTGTACGACAACATTCAGAAAGTTGCTCACGACATATACAGCAAGACGGGGCCGATGCCCGAGGTCGAAGCTATCGTAGCCCAACAGACAGAGTTCCTCCGGTTGGCCACCTGGAACACCATTTTGAGTGCCGCTCACACCAGCGACGTGATTAACCACATGGATGAGGAGGTCCAACTGGCTACGACGATGAAGGGTCCGATACTGGATTCGCTGGAGACCAAGGAGAGTACCAGCAAGGGTTTCCATCTGATGGCCGGATTGGCTCGAAATCCTGCAGGGATAATGGGGGAGACGGGTCATCTGGATATGATTATGTCTTCTCCTTTTGTCACGTTGGATAGGCTCCCCCAGATGCAGGAATGCAAGGTAGGGGATAATGGGCCGAAATGGGGAGCAGGAGGTCATGCAACCGAAGTTAAGGCTGCGGAGGTACCCGCTTTCTTGGCGGAACTCCCCGTCGGGCTACGGGTCATATATGAGAAGTTAGTCCAGGAGGACGGTTCCATTCAGGTGCCTGTTACGGGTGGGTGGGATGATGCGATTATGGATGTCTATGCACAACCTGCACAGTACATGGGGTCCGCTGACATCTCACCAGTGTTCTATTTGAATCGTTCACTGTTGGAGAGCAGCGTTGACTATGGATTAGGGCGTGTCCTCTATTGTCGGGGCCTCTTTGCTAAAGCTAACAATGGGCAAATTTTCCGGGAGGCTGCAATCGCATTGAGTATGGCCGCTGCAACCACCCGCTCTCCCGACGACGGTGCTTGGATGAATGTCCGGTTTGTAGACACCCTCCCTGGCATTGATAAAGTAGTCTCCATGATTGTGAACTGGGTTGAGGCTGTTCAGAAATCTCTTCAGTCCATTATCGATGCCTATCTGAAGTACATCGGATTCATTGAGGATCGCATTGTTGAGATGCAGCAGTTGATCCGGCGCATAAACAGTATGATCCAGACGATACTGGGAACTACCCTCCAGATCCCCAAGTGCTCTGCTTTGACGATGGTCTCGGCGGGTACTAACGGGATACTGGCTGATTTGGTTGCGGCTCAGACTAAGCCGAGTGACGGTCCACGGGCTTACGGGGCCGGGGTGGCCATCGTATTGCCTATCGGACCCACCTGGATTATGGATCTCATCTCGGCAGCATTGGTTACGAGTGAGGGTTCCCCTGTAGAGGGGCAGTACCTGGCGGGGAGCGGTATCACGGGTATCTCAGGTGTCCCAGACCCGGTTGTTGAGAGCGAGGAACCTGATGTCCTGTAGGAGAAACTAATATGGCGTCCTTTTCAAAGCTGTGTGTCTGGCCGGTTGGTTACTTCCGGGCGTACTCAAGCTGGCTTCTCAAGAATCGACGGGAGGTAGCTGCTCGGATCAATGTGTTAACGGCTGAGATTGACAGAATTGGGTTCATCACAGTGGAGTATGGGAAGGAGGAGCAGGATAACGGAGCTATTGTCCGTAATGAACAGAGAATGGGTATCCGAGTTACAGAGGGCTCATCGCTGGGATTGTTGCTTCGGGCTTACATCGCCAGCGGGGGCGACCCTCTGAACATTTCACCTTTCATGTACCCCAATACCAATGAGATTTCTAGCCTCTCGGGTGCTGAGGAACCTGTTGTCAAAGAGAAGTACCCGCACGGGGGAATAGCGGCTCCTATCTCCTCCTCCCCCCTTGGGTCGGAAGTGTCTGAGACCACTACGGGGTTTGAACCAGACCCCGGTGGGAACATCAGGATGGAAGCCTACTATCCGGCCCGGCAGGGCGGGGTGATCGATCCCGGTTCCTATGACTATGACGCTATCGTTAAATCCATGCACCACCTTCGAAGCTGGGCGAATCAGGACATCAAGGAGAGGGTCCAGGACATTGAGTGGCGGATTATCAAGCTCTGTGACCTTCGGGAACAGTTGACCAAAGAGCGTGATGAAGTGCTGATTGCAGCTTTTGGTGGTGCCGTGAGTGGTGTTGGACCTCTGGATGAGGAACAGTTTGATCCGGGTCTTCGGGTACAGTGTCTTGTCCAGGATATGTACGAGTTGCTCTATGATGTTGATGATACCGGCGGGGCTGTTTACCGAGCGAAGGAGGATGTTCAGTTCCTCCAGTTCACCTTCCCCGATACCGCAGCCGAAGCGGTAAGAGACCCGTTAGGCTGCTAGGTCTTTCGGTGTCTCGTCTATATCGGACGGTATGTAGACGAAGGAGGCCGGAAGGCTATGACACGAGAATATCAACTGGCGTGGCCATGCCCGCATACAACGGTGGAGGAATCGGTAACGCTAGGGGCCGACCGCCGTACCTTGCGGACTCAACAACCCGTAGCGGGTGCGGCCACTATCCGCCTACTGGTGAACAACGAGATGTTCATCCCACAGGCCGGGTTGTATTCCAATGCATCGTTAGCAAGTGCTGTTTCCGGCCCCTACGAACTGATCCCGGATGAAGATACCATCACGATTTTGACCTCAGCGGGCACCACGACTCATACTTTCAATGTGCCTCGAACGACTAGATACACAGCGACCCAGATCATAGAGTTACTCAAGCGAGCTAATATCCGGGTCTACATGGAGAACGATAACGGTCATCTGGTGTTCTATGACACTGAGGCAATAGGGCCTGGTTCACGGGTCAAGGTGACGGGGACGGCAGCGGGGGCATTAGGTTTTGGGGCACCCGGTGTCAACACCTACCAATGGCAGGCGATGGGCAAGGAGTTGTACCCAAGCTGGCACCTCTACACCCCGGACGATGAGGTGACCACCCGGTTTCCACGGTTCGACCGTATTATCCGGGGGAACCCTATATTCAAGGCTACATACACGACAGCCCCCAATAGATGCCTCCGGTGCGGGGCGTCCTATGTAGAGAATGACCTTCGCTTTGATTCCCAGGGTCAGAGCCTGATGATTGAGAATGAGAATCTGTTGTACCAAGCGGCCCTCAAGGTGCTGTTGACGGACAAGGGTTCCAACCCTTATCACCCCTGGTACGGAACGTCTTTGCGGTCCCGAATAGGGAGCAAGGCTGTCTCAGGGGTTGCATCCCTGATCAGTGAGGACATCCGCAAAGCGTTGGAGAAATTCCAACGGCTTCAGGAATCTCAGGCACAGTACCAACAAGTGACCTTCAAAGAACGATTGCTCGTGATCCAATCGGTAGATGTGAAGCGGCACGAGCAGGATGAGACAACCTACTTGATAGATGTGACGGTGCGGAATGCGTCCTCACAGCCGGTGTCCTTATCGATAGTCTTCACCGTGCCCTCCGTTGTTGCCCTGATGGGTTCCAATGGTTTGATGCTCGGAACGGAGCCTACCGGGGTACTCCCGCAGAATCAGGGCCAGTTGTTCCTTACCGGACAGAGGTAACAGATGGCAACTACACCTACCTTTCTAGGCCCAGACGGTGTGCAACGTACTCAGTACATCTTCACTACGGATCAATCGACCCGGTTCTTCACGGGACAGATGGATGCGGATACCGTCGACATGCGGGTTTCTATCCGAGGCGGAGCCGAGAGCGCCGACCCAGACCTGATCACTTTCGAAGGGACCAGCTTCACAATCCCTAACCCTTCAGCATTCCCGGAGGGGATGTCCCTATTGGCGGGGTCGAATTTGATTACAGTGCGGTCGGTCTTGTCCAACGGCGAGACGACCCCCTACGGCACTATTCAAGCGAATCTGGCGTTGGATAGGGACACACGATCCCTTGTACCCCCTCCCACGGGCGTGTTCCTTGAACAGAAGGACCAGACGGTGGCGGTTTCCCTCATCGGGGGCGAGGGTGAGGACATTGTTGGGTACAACTTCTATGCCGCCACTTCACCCGGCGGCGGTTTGGGTGGGTACAAGCGAGTCAATATCGGCGTGGTGACAGCTTACGATGAGGATGAAGAAGTCACCGCCATCGGAAGCCTAACAGCAGATTCTGTTGTTGATACGAATGATGATGGCTCCCCCGTAACTGATCCGCTGTATTTTAGGATCACGGGGGCACAAACGGATGAGGATGCGGTAGTCATCTCTACGGACTTCGATGAGCAAATCGAGGTGCCGGAGACTGCGGGGCGTTTGCGAACTGTAGCCTATACCGCCGTGGTTACAACCTTGAGGCGGTATTCCTTCACCCATGACAGGGGAGGGTCTGCAAACTCCACATACCCCACGATTCCCAATTCCGAGTTCACAGCAGTTCCGTCTGAAGATCCACTCTACTACACGGCGACGGCAATCTATCTGATTGATGGGGTTGAGTATGAGTCCTCAATGTCACAGGAGGTCGCAGGCCGTCCCCTAATGGTTACGACTTCGGTAGCAGATTTGCCGACAGTATCCCGGCAGCAGATCATTAGAGACTCAACATTGGCTATTTTCCGGTCACGACCGGATGTGGATGTGAAGCCAGGGTCATACCTTCGGGACACCTTCTTGGATCCTTTCGCAACGGAATCTGAACGGCTCCGGTTCATTATCAACTTCCTGCAAGCAGCGCAGAGCTTCACTACTTTGCTGGCTATTGATGACCCTACCGGGAGTGGAACTTCGGTCTCGGTAGCCCAGTCCCCCTACAAGATTGCGCTAAAGCAGGCTTTCTTCCTGCAAGATAACCAATCGGCTCAGAATCTCATCGACAATGCCTTTGACCATCTGGCATCCCGTCGGGGTGTCACTCGGTTGTTAGGCCAGCGGGCCAAAGGTGAGGTTACCTTCTATGTGACGGTTCGGCCCGCAAACACCAGATACATGGCTCTTGGGACGATTGTTTCCGGTGGGGCTATTCGTTGTAGGACAATCTCAGGTGCTCGTATTACCTCGTCCGGGGCCGGGAGTATCTTTAACCCAGGGACAGGGCGTTGGGCAGCGACAGCTTACGTTGAGGCTGAGAGCATCGGAAGTGCCGGGAATCTGGCAGGATCCCAGATCACTACCATTGTGGATGGACCCAGAGGCGTGAAGGTCACGAACGCCAACGGTTTGTTCGGGGGTACGGATGCTGAAAGCAATTACGCTCTTGCAGTCCGGGCCGACGGCGTTCTCTCCTCTGTAGACACAGGCACCTACCGAGGCTACGTCCAGACTGCAGCCAAGACCGCCGGGGTGGAACAGGTCAACGTAGTAGACGGAGGCCATGCCCTGATGATGCGGGATATGGATCTGACTACCGGACAGCACTGGGGCGGCAAAGTTGATGTGTGGGTCCGAGGGTCTAACCTCGCTACCGTGACAGATACTTTTGCGTTCTCTTTCCAGACAGTAGTGGATGGGAGATTTCTCCCGGTAGGGGACATTCAGAATCTACGGTTCCGGGTCGTCAATACAGCAGTGACCGCTGACAACCCCATCATTGAGATGATGGAGAATGCTGACTGGGACTATGAGTTCCGGGCGATCAATGCCAGTGACGGGTCAACCACAGTGTTGGATCTGACGGATGCAATTATCATCGCTCCAGACGGGCTCCAGCTATCCACAGATTACAATGATCCTAACGTGTTACACCTGAAGGACATCTTTGAGGGCACCTACCGCTACCGCACCAGTGTCCTCTATGAGTTCACCCGGCAGCCCGTGACTGAGATTCTGAGTTTCTACCGGGTAGACAGCAACGGTGTGCAGCAGATTGTATCCGATTCAGCTTACAAGTTGTTCCATCCCAGCGGGCCACTAGAGTTGGGGACGTCTACTGAAGCGGGTAATTACCTTCAGGTCATCCAGCCTATTGACGGTACGGCTCCGGTTAACTTGCCGTCTGGGGATGCTATTGTTGTGACAGGGGAGTCCCATACCCTGCTGGACAGCGCCGAGTACTTGAACAACTTGGGTGTAAACAAGCGCACCGTTCATATCTGGAATGTAGAACGGACTGTTGAGTATCGGGGGCCTTATCACCCTGGAACTGCCCAACGGGATTTCAGCTTTGTGGATGAGTTGGGGCAGAGGCCCGTAGCTTTCACTATGATCTCCGCCGGGGCATTGTCAGCGGGCATGTCAGTCGTTGTGGATTACGAGCACGATGAAAACTATGTGGTCAAGTACAAGACCGACTCTCTGGTCGGGGTTGTCCAGACGGCCATCGATGAGAAGCGCCACTCGACTGCGGACGTGTTGGCCAAGTCAGCTTTCTCTGTAGGGGTCGATATCCAAGCCACAGTGGTATTGCAACTGAACCAGACTGCATCCGTTGTAGATGGTGCCATCAGGACCGCCCTGGGGCGTTTGTTCGGACGTTTAGGGCTGGGCTTACCCATCCGTCAGGGTGACGTTATCAAGACCATAGAATCAACGAGCGGCGTGTCCTACGTTGTTGTTCCGCTGGTAGAGATGGATCGCCAGGATGGTTCGGTAGTGATTCAGGAGACGGTTATCACTACCGAGTCGACAGACAGCGTTGAGATTACGGACTGGAGCACTGACAATGTGAAGGTCTATCTGTTGACCAACCCCTTACTGTACGGGACGATAAACGGCGGTGGCGATTTCAATGACTTCCGGGGTGTCAGGTTGGACGACCTCCCCTTGACCTTGAACCGAGGGGTTCCTGCGGTGAGTGGGTCACCTTTGAAGGGCGTGTCCATGTCAGCTTGCATAATTGGTGACGGCGGGGCAGCAATCTCGGGGTATACCGGG